TGTAGCAGGTGTGCCTGAAGTATCTACAGTCCCACTACCAGTGGGCGTAACCCATGTTCCGTCTCCACGCCAATATGTTGAAGATGATGCACTCGTTCCACTGTTAAGGTGAGCAACGCCTAAATTACCCTGCATATCGTCAAGATCAAGTACGCTCTCTAAGGCTGCTTCATAGCCAGCTATTGCTGCAAGATCCGCATAAGTCATACCCTTTATTGTTGTGGAATCAGTAAACTGTGCAAGATCATCTGTTGCAGGGGCTCCTGATGTGGTTACTGTTCCACTACCAGAAGGAGCAACCCACGTTCCGTCACCACGCCAATATGTAGAAGACGATGCGCTTGTACCGCTGTTAAGATTCGTAACGGGCAGATTTCCTGTTACATCGGCGTCAAGGTCAATATCACCGTCATCGTCTTCGTCAATTAAGTGAAGTGCGTCATATATAGCATTGCGGCTTCCGGCGGTTGCTGTTTCACCATCCCAGCCGGAACCATAAGCACCGTCTTCAATGCTGCCCCCACCCTGTAACACCCAATTATTAGTGGTTTCGCATAAATACCACCTTTGACCTGTTGTAGCGTTTGTATCCATATAGGCTTGCCCGACTGAACATGTCCCCGGAAGAGTGTCCGAACTTGGCATTTCAACAGCCGCCGCACTATAATCGTGAGCGCCTGAATATGTGTCACCGGCCTTATCTGGTTTTAAGTCAAGGGCTTCTCTTACTGCCTGTTCTGTTACAAGCTCTGCGTCGCTTCCGGGATCGTCAACTGTGGTGTTTCTGCCTATATGTGCCGCAACGGAAGCATCAACCTGTGCGCCAGAATATGCAGAATCATATCCAGCTTCTTCGGCCATCGCTAATGTTTCTTCAAATGTTTGTTCTTTTTCTACGGGAGCTTGAACAACCGGGCTTACGTTCAACTCAAGGCCAACGCAACCCACAAATAAAATAATTAACCATAAGATAAATAGTTTTTTCATTATATCCTCACATAAAATACAATTTCTTCGGTTGGAATAATAATCTCGTTATTCTGAGGCTCATACAGCATTACCTTAAAGTCCTCTGTTATAAAAATATTTTGGTTATGCGTTCCCCTTTCAGGGTCTACAAGGAAAACCTCTCCAAAAGCCCAATTATACGGAAAGTTTAGCTCCGCTACCTTTAGTTTGACAAAGGCGTTAGAAACTAAAGCAAAATCATCACAATCAAAAAGCTGCTCTTTGAATTGTTTTTTATGAACTTCAATTCCCTTTAAAACATCGGCAATCTGTTTAGGTGGGAGCAGCACTAATTTTCTGTCAAAAATCCAAATATGTTTTAACTTAGACCATTGTTTTTTTAATATTTCGCGGGCTTTGGATGCCGTTATTGTTTTCATTTTATTTCCTTAACAAAAAAACTGCTGCTGGGCTCTATTCTGTCCGCCAAAACTACCCATTACCCTTTCTTTCAGGTTATCCCTGGCCATAAAGTATTGCCTTCTATAAGTCATAGCCTTTTGATAGTCACCCCAAGGTTGAGTTTTAGTAACCGGGTATTCGTAAAGATGCCATTTAACGTAGTTAACTATGTCGTCTTTATGTGGAATCAATACTCCGGGGATAGCTATTTCAGCGGTGGGGAATACGGCTACTTTAATCTGGAGTCCTATTCCGTTTGTAACAGGAACCTTATCAAGTTCGAGCGTAATATATCCATCATAGATTATAGCGTTGAGGTTGTCGCTTTCATACGTTCTCCAGGCTGAGTTCATTCTGTTCTGATCGACAGGATTGCTGATATCGATTTCTCGCATTAAAAAACTTTCCGATGGAGGGATGTCCGATCCTTGGGACGCAGAGCCATCATCTATCCACGTTAAGCTGGTAGTTTCTTTTAGCAACTTCCAATCTGAACCCATCCTTCCGTAAATCCTATACCCAGAAGCATTGCCTATTGCTGCCCATGTTAATGTAACAGTAGATGTTGATCCTGTTGTTATCTGAGTAACAGCGGAGCATGGCATGGTTTCGCCGTAAGCTTCCTTAATGGCTGTTACTTTATAGGAATAGGTAGAGGCACCCAATGTCCCTCCTGTTGCAGATGCCGATATCGACGGCTGGGGAGTTTGCACAGTCGCCTTCCTTGCAGCACTTAAGCCGCACGGCATAGTGTTCGAGGCTGTGCCAAGAGTGTACTTATATGCCCCAGCCGTGGTTAATGTCGTCAGAATTTCGGTATAAACCCACGTTTTTTTGCATAAATCCGCAAGCCCAGCCAGAATAAGCCTGTTAAGGATCTTCGTGCTTACCTTGGAAAACTCAGCGAGTTCTCCCCTAATATCTCTAAAGTCCATAGAAAACACCCCGTCTCCATCCCCAAAAACCCTATATGTGCCACCACCAACGACAACAAAAGGTTCACCGGATACCTTAAAATCTTCAACCATTAAAAATAACCCTTATTCAGCGTTAAGTTTGCTCTGCGCTCTGTCTTTTTGAAGCCGATCATGCGCCTCTTTGTGTTCCGCGTTCTCTTTATCCTGCTTGTCTTTCTCTGCGAATTCTTCAATGATTTTGTATGCGTCTGCAAGGATATCTACTGTTTTTCTGCCCATTTTAGGAATCTGAATGTCGTATCTATTGAGAATGAACTCTCCAACCTGTTTTCTGCTCATGTCTTCAAGGTCGAGCGATTTAGGGGTTTCACCCTTTATAACAACTTTTTTTTCCGGAGCAGCATCAAAAACAATAAACCCTTTCTTTTTAGCAAGAACTTCCGTGTGTGAAAAAATTACACCGTCTGCTAATCGTTTTATCCTGATAGTCATGTTAAAAACCTCCTTTATATAGTAGCGGCCTGTAAAAGACCGCTACTATTTTTCTTGCTAATCCAACGGTTTAACGATTGCCTGCGTAACACTCCATGCACTGAATATGGATTCTTAGTTTACCGTCGGTAATAGCCGCAGCTAAAACTTCAAGGTCGAGCGTATCGGCTCCGGTAAAAAAGGAAGTGTCCGTTACGGCTCCAAGCACAAGCGAACCCGCAGTCGCGTCAAGGTCGATAGCTGCTTCAACTTCCTGACCACCTGCCTTGCCAAGATCAGCCGTTGCTGCTGCCGTTGTCGGTGTTACGACTTCGGTAAGACAGTTTAAAGGTTGCAACCTTGCAGGCCAGTTAAGGATTTGCAGTACGTCGTCCGCTGCAATCTCAGTTTGCGCTGTTAAAGCAGTATTAGCCGCAATAATGGCCGCAAAGTCCAGTTCAATAGAAATGGTGGGCGAGCCTTTAAAAGCACCCCAGCTTAAGCCTTCAATAACCCCACCGCCTTTTGTTACATTAAATGTCGCCATGATAGTCTCCTTCTTCTTCTTTCGAGGAAAGTTGTGGGGACTATTTCAAGCCCCCGTTATGTTATCCCTTTGAAACGTACAAATATGCCATGGCTTCGGGTTTTATGACTTCGTAACCATAAACCTGAAGACCTCGCATAAGGTCGCCAAAGTCATCGGGATTCTTAAGGGTTTCGTTCTCGGTAAGCTGAGAAGCAAAAGTTATTGCCGCGGGATGGCCTGCGATACAATTATAAACTGCACCACTGTCATCACCGATCTTGATGTTATTGCTCATATACAGGGTAAACCTGTCGATTATACCCAACCTGCCGTTCCTCATAATGGTCTGACCATCACCGGCCAGAGAAGCGTCTTTAAGGTCGGATTTTTTAATCAGACCACAAAGAAGGGCTGGCAATACGAGCCATCTGGAAGTGTTGGGAATGTTCTGCTCATCAAGAACAGACCCGCAGTCTACGATTGTGTCAAGGATGTTCGCCTTTGTTACCGGCAAAGGTGTCCCTGAAACTCCAAGGTTATAAGCGCCTGATTTTGCACCGGCAGTTAATCCCTGGTTGCTTGCATGAGCATCGGCATAGACGTTCTCAAGAATATCCTGGTCTATCTTAATGCCCATCTGTTGCCCAGCATCGTCAGTCCACTTCTCAACATAGGCAATATCAGACTGAAGCTTCTCAACATCGTTGATGGCTACAGCATAATATTTACCCTTATCGATAAGCAGCTCAACAAGAGCCTTGCTGGGTCGCTCGTAATTGAGCTTTTGCCCGATTGCATAATCACTGATCGTGATATCGGGAACCGTTCTGATTTTAACTGTATCGCCGTGAGACTTGATTTCTCCTTCATAGTCCGTATTGGCGATATCCCCAAACACGGTGGCAAGATAAAATTTAACTAACATCTTACCTGACCAAATTTCAGGGGTATAATTACCTGAGTGACCAGTCACCCCGGCTGCTAATGGATAACCCATGATTAATCTCCTTCATGGTTTCTCCCCAACCGGATACTTAAGCCCAGGCTAAGAAACGGATTGGCGCTTCTCAATTACTCTCGTCAGACCTGGGGTTTATGGTTTAATTCTGCCTTGCACTTGAGCAAGGAGTATGTCTTTGTCAATCCTTGTGGCTTCTTCCGGGTTGTTCCGATAAAAACCCTTTACCTGGTCGTCGTAAAACTTCTTAATTTCAGTAGGGGTGTAAATCTTGCCTTCAACCGGAATTTCTCCGCCTGCTCCTCCACCGGGCTCAAGTTGATTGCCAAGCTTCGGTTTAGGTGTAGCCGCAGGTTTTTTTCTTATTTTTAAATAGTCGTTGTAAACTTCAACAACCGTATCAAGATCAAGACGTTTAGCCGCTGCTTCAAGAACCTGTTGACGAGTTCCGTTAAGGTATGGAGCCTTGGAAGCCATGAATTTATTAAACTCAGGCTCGTTGTGAAGCTCCTCTTTGTTCGGAAAAGCCTTATTGAAGCCATCCCAAAACCTGTCTGTTTCAGAAATAGCTGTACTCTGGGCCATTTTTTCCATACCGGACTTAATCGGTTCAACGCTCTTTTGAGCTGAACGGTGAGCCAAAAGTGTCAGTATATTCAAATCGCTTTCGTCGTACCCTGCATCCTCGTACTTGGCTATTTCCTCTGCGGATAAGAAGCTTTTAGCTTCTATAAGTTCATCTTTGACTTTTTTTGGCTTTGGAGCTGTCTTTTTCTCCTGAACAAGCGATAAAAGGTTTGTAAGTTCTGAAACCCTCGCGTTTAAGTCACCGCTACTTTGTTCAGCGACCTTTATGCGCTCCTGCAAAGCCTCAACGTCAGCATTGACCTCTTTATCGTACTTACCTTTAAGAACCTTGTATTTCTGCTCAAAGTCATCCTGGACAGGCTGGTCTTGATCTGTCGGTTTATCTTTATCAGGTGTTGATTCTTCATCAGCCTGAGTCCCCTTGTCGTCGGTAGGAGCCGGGACGAGCTTTAAGTCTTCGCCCTCTTTGGTCTTCCCTTCCGATCCTTCCACTTGCTCTTTCAGCAGTCTATCTGCTTCGTCCCCTCGTTCTTGTGCTTGTTTGGGTATTCCCATGAATACCTCCTTTTTGGAGCCCTTTACGGGTATTCCTGCCGCCCTGAGCCTTGCTTCTGCAAGGTGTTCCGGGTCAGCCAATAAAAAAGCCTCCAGAGATAAGATATTTTCTTATCCGAGGAGGCTAATTAAAGCGTTTTCGGCTTACTGTCAGGGTGTTTCGGTTAAGAGAAGTTCTGACAGGTTATGTTTTTATTCGTTCACTCCGGGAATCTTGTCCCCTTTGAGCCATTTTTCAATCAGGGAGACGGTGAACTTCATCCCCCTGATTAATAGTTTTGCTAACTGTATTGCGTTTAGTTTATCCATTCTTACCTGTCGGCCTGTACCCACAGATAGTCAACCAAAACTGTTCTTGCCGCAGTGGTACGATTCGCAACAAAGATAATCGGAATAACCGGGGTCGTTATTGTTATTGCATCGGCAACAGCGCCACCCGGAATTGCAACGCCATCAATATAACCCTGAACAGCACCAAGGGCGCTTACTTCCACTCTCAGAATTACATCGGTTGCATTTACCGGAGCGCCGCCTGAATAAGCCGGAGTTGTATCGGTAGTCGCTTTAACTCCGCCATGGCACCACTGCTCTGTGGTTCCGTCAGTATCATAAAGTATCCCACAGGCATTATCCGCATCTGAGTCAATCGCTGTTGTAACCAGGAAGATCGGAGCTTCAACGGTAGTAGCAACTACGTCGGTAAACCCGAAAAAGATCATTACAGTAGTAATATCATCAACCTGGAGCCTACATTCTGCAACCAGCCCGCCGCTATCGGCTCTCCAGTTCAAATTAGCCCCACCGAGGCTTGAACCATTTGCACCGATTGCAGCGTCAGCACTTGAGGTTAAAATGCTCGCCTTTCCGCCTTGGCCTGCCACAATTGCAACTGTATTGCCCGTACCGCTGCCCTCGCCTTCTAACAGCTCGGTTGTGCCGTCAAAAAGATCCCCGTTAAAATCAGTGAACATTGTCACCTTTTGGGAAGGATCTGTTGCCTTTAATTCATTAACAGGAATTTCAACTCCCATTCCACTGCCTACAAAAAAGCGTTCCGCCCGCAAAATACCAATTGCCAAATCTTCTCGCCAACTCATAATTAATCTCCTTTTGTTAGTCGTTCATATGTGTCCCTTGCTTCCAGGACATGCTTAAAAAGGGAGCTTAATAACTGTAAAGCGCCCTGGTTCCATCTTAATATGTCGGTATCTTTCATCATGGTGTTCATTCTGTGCAAGATTTGTTCTTCTTCCTTTAACCATGCCACTATTGCAGGGCAGGTTTCTTTTATTCTGAAAAGTTCTTTAACAAGCCTTTTTGCGCTACCGTCTCTTGGAAAACTAAGCATAGTTACCCTTTATTTAAGCACAGCTTTTATCATCGCCAAAGAAATCAACAAAACACCGCTGAACATCCCCATAATAACAAAAAACACCAGCCATTTTATAAGTAGCTCCACTTTAAACCTTCGCATTGGTGATAACTGCAAAATAAGGCGACCTGTCCTTAGTAAACTGCCCCGGTAAAAACCTATGAACATATGAGATAAATGCCTCAAGCGTACCATCTTTTGTGATATAAACCCCATCTTTCCACTCGTCTTCCTTGCTATGGTTGTTTCGGCTTTCGATGACAACCCTATGTCTTTTCATCAACATTTGTGCCATTTTAGGTTTCATGCCTTTTGAAATCTTAATGCCACACTTTTTTAAAGTAACGTCGATACAGTGTGCTGAAAATGCTGTGGCTTTTTGAGGATCGTCAAACTTGTGCCTGCTTGCGTTCTTAATAGCATCGTCAGTCATTGCTGCGTCGTCTGACCAGATATCTGCTAATGTTCTTTTGTCTGTTATACTATCTGACATGGTGTCCTCCTAACTCATTGTGATATCTATCAAGAATTCTGCCCAATTCCCTTACTGGAAATTCTACCCAAAGACCACCTATTAGATATTCTTCAATCCTTTGTTTGGTTTCCTTGTCGTCAGCCTCACCGCATATCCCTGACGCTAACAAAAAGGCTCTAATCTTTTTTTCCCGATTAAGCATCTTTAGGGTTATAACTTCCCCCTTCCTTTATAACTATGATATTCTTTTGTGAATATCCAGTCTTTAGGGTTGATAGGACACTTGGTTTTCTCTTTCTTATTAAGACTTTTAACCCTACTATCTATAAGGTCGGCGCATAAACGGCATAAATTCTCTTGGCACAGTGAATCTTGCATTTCGTCAGGCCAAAACCAACGAGAACAGCGGGAACATTGCGTTAAACTTTCTTGCTGATACAAAATCCCGTCATCCCTGAAAATCCTAAAGTCGCTATTTGGCTTACTGTTGAAATATGTTTCTATGTGTTCCATCTCAAAAATATATGGCGAGTCCATTACCCTTTCCTCTTTACATTAACGAAAAGTCTTTACCGCCTGTCTGTCCGCCATCCAGTGCCAACTGGTTCCCGCCGGATTGCCCGCCTGCTCCCATGCCGCCCTGTGCCGCCTGCATCAAGTACTGAACAGGAATATTTAAAGCACCGGCAATGTTCTGAAGCATTAATTGTAATTGATTATCCTGCTTTGTTGCTAATATATCGTCACGCTCCGGAACTATCCGGTCAACATTCATCTTTAAAGACCGCGCTGCTTCCCTGAGAACTTCTGCCCTGCCCTCTAAGCCCATTATTTGGAGGTCTGTCGGGTTGTTTGTTGAAGCTAAGAACTCAGCACGTCTGATCTGTAACTGTTCCATCATAATCAGATATTCGGATGCTCTTGCCAGGATATTGATGTCCCCACCAGCCTTTTCAGGCTCATTTAACATAATGTGCAGGTGGTGTTCCTCTATGCTCGGCTTAATGATCCCCATATCGATGTTGCCTATAACAGCTCTAAGGCTTTTAGCTGCTGCGTTCATAAGCATTGACAACCCGCTTGCTGTTCTACCTGCCCCGCCAACATTCTCAGATCCGTAAATATACGCAGGGATTCCGGTAACTTCAGACGCTTGCTTAAAATAATAATCATAAAGTTTCAAAAGGGTGTCAACAATAGGCTTTGGTTGAAAAAATCCCATGGGAACGTTAGTGCCAGTTCGCCCTGTATCGTCCGCCTCAAAAGACCAAACCTTTAAGGGAAATATGTCGGTGACTTTCGATCCGGGTGGCATACGGGACTGATCGACCCACACTTGCGGACCACTTGATAGTGCCATATTATTAACAATCGCTCTCGCACAACCCTGACAAATCGATGAAATATCTTCCATAAGCTCAGGAACGCCCTGTCCCCAAATAGAATCGTTTGACTCAACGAAAGAGGCTGAAAAAACATTCCTTTTCCCTAATGGGTGAGAATTTAGCCTGGCGGATAGGACAAAAGGACCACAAAGATAGCAAATAGCGTCATAATCAATATCGGCATCCGGGATTTCTTCTTCTGACATACCCCATTCGCGAAGCATCCGCCCCTGAATAGAGCCCCAAAGCTTTAAAATATCGATACTTCCTTCAGGGTTTTGGTTTTCGTCGTGCCTGTTTTCCAGCTCTGCTCGATCAATGTCATTAACAAGCCATTCACGAAGACCACCCCGGCCGTACAGGTCTAAAACCGACCTAATGGCGTTCTCGTCAAACCCCTCAACCCCTATCATATCGTTCAGATCGCGTCGGCTAAGTCTTTTCCGGATAATGAAATAACCGTCTTGAATTGTTTTCGCTCCGGGAGAAGGGTAACAATCAAAAGGAGACACCCTGTAATATTCTCTGGTGAAACCTTCTGAAACGACAGGCGTTGAGCCCCCGTCTTCAATCTCCGCCCACTCTAACTTTTTTTTATTTCTAATAATTGGACCTTCAATGAAGCCTGTTTTAAAGGTCACAATATCATAAATAACATTTTTAACAGCCTGATACCAATTACCCTCAACCAGTTCGTCGTCTATTTCACGTTCAAGCCGGTCTGAATCTTCTTTTGCTTGCTCGTCAAGTTCTTTGCTTAATTCGTCCCTTACGGCCTCGAATAGTTCGTCAGGGTTAATGTCTACCTCTTGACCTGTCGCCTGCTGCAGCATTATAGCCTCGTCGTAATTCTTCTTGACCGCAAATGCTACCCTTTCTTGTAAATCCATTGGTAAATCCGGAACAGGTGTCGGGTCTGCCGACCAAGGACGTTCCCCAGGAGGCATGAGACCATCCTTTAACCATGCTTCGGCAGCCCGACACTTAACGTCGGTCAGCTTTATGAATATCTCACTACCGCCTTGGGCTTGTATTTTTCGTAGTATATCCGGGTCATACTCTCCTTTACGTTGCCGCAAGGCTTTTAAAAGGTCTGCCTCTATCGGTTGCTTTGCCTGTCGTGCAGCCTGCCAGCATTTCCGGACATGACCGGCGAGAGACGATAAAACAGGGTTGTTTTGTGCTTCATCGATTGCTTTTTGCCGTTCTTCCTGTTCTTTTTGCTCAATTTCATCATTACCGACAAAGGTAATAAGCCCCTTGGCTGGTCTTTCCTGTGGTGATGGTTGCTGTAATCCTATCATAACTTATCCCCAAAAGTAGCTGTTCGTTTCAACATCTCCTGCCACTCTACTCTGTGGTTTTATTTTTTGCAAGGCTAAAAAGAAATAGTTTGTTGCGTTCCGATAATGTTCTGCGCCTAATTTCACATAAAAGTATTTTTTATCGCCAGTTTCTTCGTCTTCTTTTAAAATCTTAGCGGTATTACACATTTCTAATGCATATTGTTTAATCTCATCGTCTTTTCGTGGGATTGTGCATCTGCCTTCTATGGTGACAAGATCGTGCGTTGCATCGAATATTTCAGTTCTATTGACAGTCACAACTCCGTTTCGTTCATCCCAGGCAGCGCAACCTCTCTGTTGTTCTTGATATCTGCACCCAAAAACAGTAAACCTTTCTGCCGCCCTATAATCCCGCACCTTTCTCGTTTCCGGGTCAAGGTCGAACACTGTTGATCTTACATTAAATTGCCGAGCCAAGTCCTGAACATCTTCAAAGCTTGAAACCCTGACAGTTTTCACAATTTTTGCAGCAGTTGAATGTGTTCTCTCTCCGATAACAACGTGAAGTGTTTTCCCTACATCGACACCCATAGCGCAGGGGCCGTTATTCCTGACCTGCATCGGTTCTGTCCCGCAACAAGATAAAACGTCAGATA